ATCTTGATTGTGTACTTGACTGTTGATTTTAAACCAAAGTGTATGTCCGTAAAACAGGCAACCTTTTTAAATAAATTACTCATCTGTTTGTCCTTCAACATAGCGTTTTAGTGCAGCTTCGTGTTCACCTTGACCAGTTCTGCTGTAACTTGGATTCATTCCGTTCATTTCTAAAATGTCATCTCTAATGTTTTGATTACGTTTCTCCACGTTGATAACTCTAACGAATGAATTAGTAACAGCAGCAGTAAAGTAAGCAAAAGGGTTATCACTTTTAGATTCATCAAATTGAAGTCCTATTTGTGTAAGTTGTAAAATAGCTTGACCTTTCATTTCATCGTTGTAGGTATAACCACGAACGTTTCCTCTAGTAGCATATCTTTCGCAGAGTTTTATCATCATACGAGCTAGGGTATCTGTGATTTGTCCTGCATCCTTGTCAAACTTGCCTGTTTTAACTCCGCCCCTCCAATGACTTTTTCCAACACATTCTAATTCATCTTTGTCATTAAATTTCCAATGCTGAAATGGAGGAAAGTTTACTTTGTCTCTGTGATCAGCAAGACTTTTAGGATTTTTCTTACGAGTATTGTTTAATGGAATATGATCAAATGTCATTATTCTAAAGATTAAATCGGTCTTAGCTATCTTTTTATAGTCAACTGCACAATCTGCTAGTTTGATTTTTTCACCAGCAGCACGTCGAGCGGCATAGTCTTGATCACCGAGTCTTTTTGCTTTATTTCTTTTTGCTTCTGCTATTGTTCTAATGTTAATTTTATCTAAACTAGGTAGTATTAAGTCATATTGGTGATATTCGGGTTTAGTAAAGCTGCAATATGAACTTTTACTTTTGTGTATTTCCGATAACATGTCCTTATTGTTTAGATAGTTTACTTTCGTTTGGGTTGTTGTCATTTAATCAAGTCTCCGGATTGTTAATTATAATATACGTATATTATAAAGTCAAATAAATACTTTACCAAATAAGGAAAACACAATGGCGTTCACATCTGGAAATAATTTAACATCAAAAGTAGCCGCAGGTGCGGCTGTATTTGGTGCTGCAACACAGGCTGTTGACACGGCAAGAAACCTTGGTGCCGCACTTTCAAATTTTAGTGCTGTTGCTAATGGTGCAGAAGGTGTTGGTGCAGCTATTCGAAGCATAAACTTGCCAGCAGGCGGCGAAGCAATTGGGGATTTAGTTAGTGCTGTATCGGCTTTTGCCGGTGATGCAAATGCTAACGACTGGCGTGTCAGATTGAGTCTCCCTAATTGGTCTAGTTTTAGATCTAGCCCTGTTTTGAAACCTTTAAAAGAAGCTGGCGGACTAGTGTTTCCTTTTACTCCTCAGATTTCAATTAAGTCTGGTGCCAAGTATTCGGCAGAACCAGTTGTGCATACCAATTATCCATTCAATGCATTTAAAAATAGTGACCCAGGAACTATTGAAATTACTGCTCCTATGAACGTTGAAGATGCTGGTCAGGCATTGTACTGGATTGCGTCGGTTCATTATTTACGCTCTATTGCCAAAATGTTCAGCGGATTTGATCCAAAAGCCGGCAACCCTCCGCCTATTGTGTTTTTAAACGGCTACGGAAATTATGTGTTTAAGAATGTTCCTGTAGCAATACAAAGTTTTAATTGTACATTGCCAAATGACTGTGATTACATTGCCTGTAATGTTGTTGGTAGTGCGGCAGGTAATATTGCCGGACTAGCAGACAATATTAGTGGACTTGCTGATACATTAGGAGGATCTATTCCAGGAATAAGTGCAAATGCAATGGGCAATATTAGTAGCATTGCTGGAGGAATAGGACAAGTTGCTGGCCTATTAGGTACATTTGGCATTGGCGGTTCAACCAGTGGCGGACAAGCACATGTGCCAACAAAAAGTCAATTTCAGGTTACATTAATTCCGATGTACAGTAGACAAAGTGTACGTAAGTTTAGTCTTGATAGATTCGTTACAGGATCTTATTTGAATAACCCATTTGGATACATTTAATTATGGCATCATATACAATTTTAAGTCCGTGGTACGAAACAAATACTCAACAAGATTACTTAGATATTCTTACTATTCGTCCTGTAAGCGCCGAGCCTGATGATTTTCTTTACACAATTGAAAGTCAGTATATGTACAGGCCAGATCTTTTAGCATTTGACCTTTATGGAGAAGCAGGCCTGTGGTGGGTGTTCATGCAAAGAAACATGGACGTTATTGAAGATCCAATTTTTGATTTTGTTCCCGGAAAAAAAATTTACATTCCTAAAGGAAGTAGTCTCCGAACAGTATTAGGAGTCTAATATGGTTGACGTCGTAGGGGCAACAACAAATCTTATTGGCACAGCGCAAACATACGGTGCATCATTTGGATCACTTGCCAGCAATTTAAGTTTGCCTGCTCCAAACATTTTATCAAATTATGCCAGTTACAACTATGTAATATCTTTGCATCCTTTGACAGTAACAGAATTAAATTTTCCTGATACAACTTATAAGTCTGGAAAAGTTCTTCCTATAATTTGCAAGACTGCTGGTGCCGACCCTTCGAACAGAATACAAACAAATTTCGGTAAACAAGATTTTTTTATAAACAATTTAACGTTTGAATCAGTAATTGGCTACCAAACTCCTAAAGCAACCAACGTTTCAGTAGTGCAGTTTGATGTTTATGAGCCTTACAGTATTGGATTGTTTATTCATTCATTACAGAAAGCCGCAGCTGATGCAGGCCATGGCAACTGGCGTGATGCTCCTTTTTTACTAAGCATTGAATTTAGAGGAAACAAAGAAACCGGGTCAATATTAAAAGTTCCGTTTTCAACAAGACACATTCCAATTAGATTAACAACTGTAAAGATGAACTCTACAGAGCAAGGTACTCGTTACCTTATAAATGCTTTTGCTACACAAGGAATGGCATTAACTACTGAACATGCAAATTTAAGAACAGATACTGTGATTAAAGGAAAAACTGTTCAAGAAGTTTTGCAAACTGGAGAACAAAGTTTACAAACAGTAGTTAATAATAAATTACAAGAATATGTAAAAAAGAAAGATGTTGCCGTAGCTGATCAGATTGTAATTTTATTTCCTAAAACTGATAATCTTTCAAGTTCATCTGCCCCAGCAGCAGGCGGCAGTAGCGAAGCAAAAACAAATAAAGCCTATGTTAATCCTCAATTAACAAAAAGTTCAGCTGAAGTATTTCAAAAAATTGGTGTTAACGCTAACACGCTTCAGCAATCGCAAGGTGCAGTTAATGAGTTAGGCGCACAAGTATTAGGGTTTGATCAAAAAAGAAGAGGCGACCCTCCGCCAGGTAACCAAGCAGATACATGGGATCCGACTACAAAAACTTGGCTTAGGGGAAAGTTAATACCAGATGCTTCTACAGGAACATTTAAATTTAGTCAAGACATGGATATACCTACTGTTATAAATCAAATTTTATTAAACAGTTCGTATGCGGATGCTGCACTAGCACCAGGAGCCGCTGATGGTAACGGAATGGTTAAATGGTGGCGAATTGACACGCAAACTTATTATGTTGATACAAAAGAAAATATTCCTTATACAGGAACCAGTCCTAAAATATTTGTCTACAGAGTAGTTCCTTTTAAAGTACATCTTAGTAAAGTTGCAGGACCAAATATTAAAATGCCTGGATTTGATCAATTAAAAGCAAATGCAGTTAAAAGATACGATTATATTTTTACAGGAAAAAATACCGAAGTTCTTAAATTTAATATTGATTTTAGCTTAGGTTTTGCTAACTCTTATCCAGCAGACGGCTTCAGAAATTCAACAGACGTGGCAAGAAAAGAAGCTGCTGGCAACGTTGATGATAATAAAAATGTAGATAAAGATGCATCACCTGCCGGCGGAACAGCTCCAACAAGACAGGGCGAACAACCTACACAACAAAATTTAGCTAATACAGGATCGTCTCAAGACGGCAAGGGCGGTGGCGGTCAAGAAACTGAAGTGCAACGTATGGCAAAAGCATTCCACGACGCAATAACTAATCCATACGATATGGTTGTTTTAGATTTAGATATACTAGGAGATCCTTTTTGGATAGTTAACAGCGGCATGGGTAATTATACATCTAAATCAGTCGAAGGCGTTAAAGACTTAAACAAGGACGGGTCAGTTGATTGGCAAACAAGCGAAGTTGATGTGATAGTTAATTTTAGAAGTCCTATTGACATTAATCAAGTGACTGGTATGTACGACTTTAAAGGTCCAAATCATCAGGACATGACAAAAGATCCTAAAGCTGGCCCTGCTATAGGATTTACAGGATTGTATTGTGTTAATCAAGTTACCAATCATTTTAGAAATGGTCAGTTTAGTCAAAATTTAAAAGGCTATAGAAGAAACGGTCAAGAATATAAGAAGCAAGGTTCTGGCCAAAATGCGTTAAACAGCAAAGAACCGGCTGGGGATAAAAAAGGATAATAATGAGCGGTCCAAATTTCGTAGAAACAATATCAAATGAAGATCCACCAGTTCCTGCTGGTATCTATCTTGCTGAAGTTGTCGGACATCTTGATACGACCTACATGGGTATTCTTGATGTTCGATTACATCGTCCTGTTGGCAATAACAATTCTGCCGGGCAAACATATCCTGCAAAATACATGAGTCCGTTTTACGGAGTTACTCCACAAAGCACTACATCAGATAACGACACTTATGCAGACACACAAAAAAGTTATGGCATGTGGGCTGTTCCTCCTGATGTAGGTTCAACAGTCGTTGTAGTTTTTGTTCAGGGTGATCCAAAATACGGCTATTGGATAGGCTGTGTACCAGACGAAGGAATGAATTTTATGTTGCCAGGTATTGCGGCAACTCAACAAGTTGTTGAAGATACAAAGACTGTTGAAGGCGAACGTTTACCTGTAGCAGAATATAACAAAACTGTAAATTCAGGTAATCAGCCAGATCCAACAAAAATTAAAAAACCACAACATCCACTAGCTGAAATATTGTCAACACAGGGTTTAATTAAAGATGATACTAGAGGTATAACAACATCTAGTGCAAGACGTGAAGTTCCAAGCATGGTGTTTGGAATTAGCACTCCAGGACCTTTAGATAAAACTGGTCCTCAAGGTCTAGTAGGTCCAGACGAAGATCCAATTGCAGTTCCTGTTAACAGACTTGGCGGTTCTACATTTGTAATGGACGACGGTGACGATAAATTTCTACGTAAATTGCCAGCAGATGCAGGTCCACCTGAATATGCAAGATTAGAAAATGATGAAACTGATGGAGATCCGTCTATACCACACAATGAACTTGTGCGTATCCGTACAAGAACTGGACATCAAATATTATTACATAACAGTGAAGATTTAATTTATATTGGAAATGCTAAAGGTACAACTTGGATAGAATTAACCAGCAATGGAAAAATTGATATCTTTGCAGATGACAGTATTAGTATTCATACCAAAAACGATTTGAATATTCGTGCTGATAGAGATATCAATTTAGAAGCAGGACGTAATCTTAATTTAAAAGCCCTTAACAAACTGCATGTTGAAGGAAATGCTGTTGAAAGTCTTTCAACAACTTCAACTAAAATAACTAGCGGAACAACATCACACATTAATAGTAAAACAACACATTTAGAAACTGCTGGTAAAATTTATATGAACAGTAAAGCAAAAGCTGAAGAAGCTAAAGCTCTATCAACCTGGCAACTACCAACTCCAGAAGGTGGCGCAATAGAATCCATAATGGCAAGAGTTCCAACGCACGAACCATATCCACACCACGAAAATTTAAATCCAACATCATTTACAGCTGCTAAAACAGATAGAGATCAAGGAACTCAAGTTGCTATACCTAAAGCATGGAAATCTTACAGTATACTTAATGATACTTTTGATAAGTTGCTATCACCTAATCAAAATACCGGAGAATAATAATGAGTGCAAATGCAAAATTATATGATAAAATCGTACTAACCCCTAACCAACGCAGAGACTTAATTTCTCCAAAAACCTATAAAGGGTTTAGTACAGTTAGTCAAGAAACAGAAAATTTTTCTTTATACGATTTTCAGTTAATACAACAAGATTTACTAAATCATTTTCATGTTAGACAAGGCGAAAGACTAATGAATCCAACATTTGGAACCATTATCTGGGACTTATTATTTGAGCCGTTGACTGAAGAATTAAAAGAATTAATAACACAAAACGTAAACACTATTATAAATTATGATCCTAGAATTACAGCAAATCAAGTAATTGTAACACAGTATGAAACAGGAATTCAAATAGAATGTGTACTAACATATTTGCCCTATAACATACAACAAAGTATGCAATTTAGATTTGACCAAGCAAATGGGCTATTAATAGGATAAAGTACGCACATAATTTTATTCGATAAATATTGTTATATAGGATAAATCATGACGGTTACAGCTAGACAAAACAAACTTTTAATATCAGAAGACTGGAAGAAAATCTATCAGAGTTTCCGCAACGCAGACTTCCAAAGCTACGACTTTGAGAATCTGCGCCGCACAATGATTGATTATATTCGTCAAAATTATCCTGAAGATTATAACGATTATATTGAGTCAAGTGAATACCTTGCCCTAATTGACCTTATTGCGTTCTTGGGCCAAAGCATAGCTTTCCGTGTTGATTTAAATGCTCGTGATAACTTTTTAGAATTAGCAGAACGTCGTGAAAGTGTATTGCGTCTAGCACGTATGCTTTCTTATAATGCTAAACGAAATATATCTGCAAGCGGCCTATTAAAATTTACAACAATTAGCACTACAGAAAATGTTCTTGATAGCAATGGCCGCAATCTAGCAGGACAAATAGTTACTTGGAACGATCCAAGTAATGCTAACTGGTACGATCAATTTATTAAAGTAGTTAACGCTGCTTTACCTAAAACACAACAATTTGGAACCCCGGCAGATAGCGATACTATATACGGAATTCCAACAGAGCAATATACATTCCAAAGCAATACTACAGGAATTCCTGTGTTTGGATTTACAAAAATTGTTGCTGGTCGTTCAATGGATTTTGAAGTAGTAAGTACAACCTTTAAGGGAAAAACATTTGTTTACGAAGAATCTCCTAAACAAGGAAACCCAGTAAGTTGTATTTTTAGAGACGATGGTCGAGGACAAGGTTCTGCTGGTTCAGGATTTTTTATGCGTTTTGTCCAAGGAACTCTTAACACAGGTTCTTTTTCAATAACTCAGCCTAGCAACAATCAGTCAATCGACATCGACAGTCAAAATATTAATAATGATGATGTATGGTTATACAAGTTAGACACTTTAGGAAATGAAGTTGAAGAATGGACTAGCGTATCAAATTTTGAAGCCAATAACATCATTTATAACAGTCTTAATAAAAGTATTAGAAACATTTACAGCATAATCACAAGAACTAACGACGCAATTAGTTTACAGTTTAGTGACGGAACTTTTGGTGATTTGCCATTAGGTACATTTAGAACTTACTACAGAGTAAGTAACGGTTTAACATATACTATTAATACACAAGATATTCGTAATGTAAGTGTTAGTATTCCTTATATTTCAAATGTAGGACAGCAAGAAACTTTAACAGTTACAATGAGTCTTGCATCAAGTGTGTCAAATGCAACTGGTGCAGAATCAAGTGACGATGTTAAAGCAAATGCTCCTGCAACATATTATACACAAAACAGAATGATCACAGCTGAAGACTATAATATTAGTCCTCTTTCAGCCAGTACACAGGTTGCAAAAATTAAAGCAATTAATCGTACAAGTAGCGGTATTAGTAGATATTTTGATTTGTCAGACCCAACAGGAAAATACAGTTCAACAACCTTGTTTGCTGACGACGGAATTCTTTATAAAGAAGAATTTAAAAATAGTTTTAGATTTTCTTATCAAAATAAAACCGACATTGAAGGTATTGTTGTTAACGACATTTTTGACATTATAAAGAATGTAGATTTAAGAAATTTTTATTATGATAAATTCCTTAATTTTGTTTCAGGACTTGATGCTGTTTGGCAAAACGTTACTACTGATACAGGGTTTTCTTCTGGATACTTGATTTCTAAGACAGGTTCAACTATCTACAAAGTTGGAAGTTATACTTCTACAGATTTAAAATATTTTAAACCAGGCGCACTAGTTAGGTTTACTGCACCAGACGGTTGGTATTTTGATGTATCAAATAACAATGAATTAAAATATGGAAGTTCATCAACACCAGGCTCCGCATTAGCAATTTGGGCAGAAGTTGTTAGCGTTGTCGATGATGGTACTGCAGCCGGCGCAGGCGTGTTGAGTACAGGATTTGGTCCTATTACTTTTAACGTTAATGTTCCCTCAGGTATTAGCGGTTCAGGTGTAGCACCTGCAATTTCACAAATAATTCCAAAGTGGAGAACAGTAATCGATAGTAGTACTATTACTACAATGATTGATCTTATTTTTGCAAATAAACCATTTGGTCTACGATATGACGCTGTTAATCAAGTGTGGACTATTGTATTTGAATTAAATTTAGATAGTAAAAATGCGTTTAGTCTTGGCAAGCAAGGAGATCAAACAAATCTCCGTCAAGATGCAAGTTGGTTATTGTTGTTTACAACAGACAACGAATATTATACCGTTACTTCTCGTGGTCAACGTTATATTTTTGAAAGCGATGCTCAAACAAGATTCTATTTTGAATCAAGCAATAAAATATATGATAGCAAGTCAAATGCTGTTATTAAAGATTTGATCAATATCTTAAGCGTTAATACAAAACCAGATTCAACTTTATCATTTACGTATGATCAAGCCTGGGATATTGTTGCAGAATTTAGAGGTATTGACGGATACGTAGATACTAAAAAATTGATTGTTTCTTTTGCTGATACTGACAACAATGGTGTTGTTGACAACCCTGAATTATTTTTAAACATAGTAAACCCGCCGTCAATAACAGAAACTTCTTCATCTATCCTTCAAACAAAATATATCGTTCAAGAAAAATATCTAATCAGCCAGGGACAAGAAGATTATAGATATTTTGACAATAGTTCTCAGACCGTTTTAATTAAAGCAAGTAAAAACTATGTTAGTTTTTCAGAAAAGGTAACAGGTCAATATTTTTATTTTATTGATACAGATACTGTAGTCAAATACAATGCATTGTTAGCCGATCCTTATATTCCAACATTAGACTATAAAGTATTTTTAGGAAGGGACGGGCTAAGATTCCAATACATTCATAACGCCGATTATGATAGTAGAATTGATCCAGGAGCAACTAATATTATTGATGTGTATTTGTTAACAAAAAGTTACGACACAAAATTTAGACAATGGCTATCAGGAGCAATCGTTAACAAGCCATTACCACCAAGTTCTAATGAACTATACGATTTAGTTTCAGGAAATTTAAATTTAATAAAATCAATAAGTGACGAAATAATCTATCATCCTGCAAATTATAAAGTACTGTTTGGATCAAGCGCAACACCTGATTTACAAGCCAGTTTTAAAGTGATAAAAAACTTAAATCAAGTTGTATCAGATAACGATATTAAAACACGTATTATTTCAGCAATGGAAGAATTTTTTGCATTAGAAAATTGGGATTTTGGCGACACGTTTTATTTTAGTGAATTATCAACTTATGTCATGTCGCAGTTAGCACCTGATATTTCTAGTTTTGTTGTTGTACCAAGACTTAGTGGCCTTGGTTTTGGAAGTTTGTTTGAAATTAAATCTGCAAGCGATGAGCTATTTGTTAACGGTGCAACAGTTGATGATATTGAAATTACTACAGGAATTACATCATCGTCTATTAAATCTGTAGCAGGCACAACTATGCAATCAAACACTACTTCACAACAAAATGTAACAAGTTCTTCGTACGGAGCAAACAATGGCTGATAATACAAATCCAAACGGCGGAAAAACATCTAGTGC